GGTAGCACTTGGGTTAGCCGCGTTGCTGGCCTAAAAGAAGGTTCTCTAACACTTCAGTTCAATCAGGATTATGCTGTTTCAACAGTTGATGCAACTCTTTGGCCTTTGCTTGGAACTAACGCGACTGTCGTTATCAAGCCAACAAGCACTGCAACTTCAAGCTCAAACCCTGCTTATACTGCAATCTGTTTGGTTACTGATCTAACTCCTGTTTCAGGTAACATCGGTGACTTGGCTACTTTCTCAGTTACTTGGCCTACAACTGGAACAGTCTCTCGCGCAACAGCCTAATTTTTAGGTTAGGGTTATTGTATGAATCAGATAACTCTTACAATTACTTTTGTTGATGGCACTATTTTAGAAGTAAACACTTCGGCTGGCGATGTAGTCAAATGGGAATCCTTTTTTGACTTAGGCATTGACAAGCTTGAAAAGGTTACTCACCTTCTTTACCTTGCGTGGCTTGCGATTAAGCGACTCAAAAAAACTGGCGAAGAGTTTGACAACTGGGTTGACCTTGTTTCGACTGTTGAGGTTGCTGACCCAAAAGCCTAAAGCCTTTAGGTATTGACTCTTTTCATTGGTTGATTGCTAATCTTGCGGTTGCAACAGGTATCGCCCCTAGTGTTCTAATGGAAGAGAGTGATCGCATGCTAAATACAATGTTGTTTGCGATTCAGCATCAAAGGGGCAACAATGGCTGATGACATCGTTTATAACGCTAAAGAAATAGTGAAGGCGTTGAATCAGCTTGAGCCTGGTTTGAAGAACGCGATGGTTAAAGAGATGCGGGTTGTTGCTGCGCCTGCCATTACTGCTATCAAGGCTGCTATCCCTAAAGTGAATCCTTTTGAATCTAAGGTTCGCCCTGTCTCTAATACTCGTGGCCGTTTAGGTTGGGGAGTTGGCAGGAAACCTGATGAAGTGAAGTTTAGTTTTAAAACTAAAGCGTCTAAGAAGTTTGCGGTTACTTCTCTTGCTAGTTTGCGTGTTAATTCTCCTGCGACTGCTCTTGCTGATGTTGCCGGTAAAGGTTCAGGTGTACCTAGAAGAACTGTAACTAATTCGTATTCTTGGAAAGGTGTCACTAGATCTCACCGAGTAACGACTCAGGGTAGGTCAATGATTAGACACTTGAAGAAGAATAATGACAATAACTTTGTTTATCCTGGCGTTGAGAAGTCTCTGCCGAGTGTACAGGCTGAGATAAAATTGATACTTGAGAAGTATGCAGCCAAGGTGAACAGGAAACTCAACTAATGTCAGTTATCGTAAAACTCTTATCTAAGTTTGATGATTCAGGCATTAAGAAGGCTAAAGGTGGTTTTGGGGGGCTAAAGAAAGCTATCGGTGCTATTGGTATTGGTATCGGTATCAGTCAAATAACTAATTTGTTGATGGAATCTGCTAAGGCTGCTTCAGCTGACCAGAAGTCAACACAATTATTGAATACTCAATTAGTTCGTAATGCTAATGCGACTAAAACTCAAATAAAACAGTCAGATCGTTTTATAGAGAGCTTATCTCTCCAAACCGGGATCATGGATGATGATCTTCGTCCGAGTATGGGTAAGTTTGTCCGAGTTACTAAAGATGTAAACAAAGCTCAACAACTTCTCACCTTGTCTTTAGACGCTTCGGCAACAACCGGTAAGCCTTTAGAAAAGGTCTCAAATGCTATTTCTCAAGCTTTTGTAGGTAATAGAAAACAACTTGAAAAGCTATTTCCATCCCTAAAAACAAGCAAGGATTTGTTTGGCGATTTGGAGAAGATTGTTGGTGGTGCTGCCATTCAGCAGGCAGATCCTTTTAGCAAGTTCAATAACAGTATGGACATTCTTAAAGAAAAATTAGGTAATTTAGTTTTACCTTTGATTCAGGATTTTGTTGGAGAAATAACTAAACCTGGTGGAGCTATTGAGCAGATTGGCAAGTTTTTTGAACAAGCCGCTAACCCTAAAACTGACATTGGTAAAGCCTTTGCATCTTTGAAAGACAGTATCAAACTTACTTTCGATAATTTGCAGGCTTTGTTTGGTTTGATGGATCCTAATGGTGGCAATAACCCTACTGCTGGTTTTGCTAATTCACTACAAATGATTTCAGATACCATCGGCACTATTACAGATGGTCTAACTGTTACTGTCGCAACTTTTCAAAAAATTGGTGCGGGTGATTACAACGGGGCAATTGCTTTGCTTACATCAGACATTGGTTTAGGTGCTGAATCGGTTAGGCGTGGAATTGGTGTGCAAGATACTCTCAACGCGATAAATGCTGAAACTATCGCGAGAGGTTTTGGAACTCTTTACGCTGACGATAGTTCTGGCACAAATAATGTGATTTTTGGTGGCAAGCCTACTGGCAAGGCTGGCACAGGTATTTTTGCTAACGGTAAAAATAATTTGACTACAACAACAAATAACAACATTACGATTCAGGTTCAGTCTGCTGACCCTAAAGCGGTTGTTGATGCTGTCGTTAAATATGGCAAAGCTAATGGCGGGTTACCTTTTGCAGGCTTTACTAGCAAGGGTAGATAATGCCTGTCCCTACATATTTGATTTATCTTAGTTTTGGTGCTGGTGCGCAAGTTGATGTTACTGCCTATGCAACTAATGTAACTATTGATCGTGGTAGCCCGCGTATTTTAGATGATACTCAGGTTGGTCAGGCAACAGTTAGTTTTATCAATAACGATAGAACTTTTGACCCTTTCAATACAAGCTCTATTCTTTATGATGCTACTAATGGTTATACGCGAGTTCAACCTAACGCTAAAGTCGTTATTTATTCTGGCGGTGTCGTTATCTTCACTGGTTGGGTTCAAAACTGGGATTTCACTAATGATGAGAAGGGACTTGATGCTAGAGCAAGCCTGATGGCTACTGATGGTTTAGGTGTCCTTGCTAAAGCTAACTTCAACCCGACCCTAATTACTGCTGCTAATACTGCTGGGCAATTACCTACTCCTAGAATTGCATCGGCAACGGCAATCTGGGGTTCAACTGCTGTAACTGTTTCTATGGCTGGTAGTGCCGGTAAAACGCCTTTAGTTGGAGATACTCTTGATCAGGGAACAACTGTTTTAGCGTATTTGCAGAATGTTGCTAGAACTGAGCCAGCCTATTTTTGGGGGACTAAAGACGGCAACGCTAAATGGGCTGACCGCAGTTATACCAATACGACTTGGAATCCATCCGCATCGTTGAGCTATAACTATCACCTGACCGCAGGTTTTTATAAAGGCACTGCAACTGATTTATCTAACTGGATTCTTTCAACTGAAGGAACTCCTGTTGTAACAACTAACTCTCAGTATCCTGGCGAGTATGTTTTAGAGTCTGTTCTTTTAGGCTCTGAGCAGGGTTTGCAGTATCAGGAATATGATCCTGTGAAATATAAACCTAACACTGCTTATAGTGTCGCGTTTTGGACTAACGCTGTTGATGTGAGTGCTGAAATACGCTTGATTTACAAGAACCCTGCAACTGGAGCTTATGTAACTAAAGCAACTGTTGCTTATGCAAATACTTTCAGCAATAACACTTGGAAGCGTATCGTTATCGAAAATGTTACGACTGCCCTTGTATGCAACTATTTCGAGTTTTATGTTTCAGATCTAAATGGAACTTTTCAAATAAAAGACTTGATTATTTCTCCAACATCTTCAGCTTCAAGTGTCTATTTTGACGGTGAACGCTATCAGGAAACTACAAGCACTTATTTGAATGAGCAGCAACGCCCTTACTCGGGTTGGCTTGGGACTGAGCGTTATTCTTCTAGCGTTTATGCGGTAACTATCAAGTCTGGAACTGCTGCTGCGACTGCCATCGTGAACTTTGCAGATAACTATGGCCAAGCAACTTTCTTAGGAACTGGTTTAACTATCTATGATTTGCAGGTTCAATACGCTTCTGACCAGTTCTATAATCAGGTGAATGTTGTTCGAGCTTCTGGGGGAACTGCTACAACTGGAAGCACTGCAAGCCAGGCACTCTATGGCATTAGAACTTTTGGGCAGACAGATAATTTAGGTATTAGCCCTGCTAGATCTACTGCGATGGTTAGCGAGATTTACGGCCAGTTTGGAAGCCCTGATTATGTTCTTACTAGCTTAGATTTGCAGTTAGAAGCGATGGCGGGAACTGCTCAGGCTAGAGTGCAAGCAATTGA